GGTTCATCGTCAGAATCAAAAGTATCATCTTGTATATGCATATCGTGTACATGATGATACTCCGCATTGAATATCGTGTGAGTTTCTAAAAAGGGTGGTTGTACTGGGGACCGTTTATTAAACTCAATATAGTCGGTGTTGTATGTCATGGCCCCGATAACCCGTTTATTCTTGATTTTAAATATTCGTCTTCCAAATTGAGGGTTGTGTAAATAGAAGACATTCAATTTGTTTATAAGAAGGCATTTTGAGCGGTGCCGAATGGTGCAATCAAATGAATAGTTCATCTCTAAGTACAGTCGTAAATAGGGCTTGAATATAAGAACCAACGTGTTGTCCGGAAAATCTGGATCAATTTTGATACGTGCGTCGTATGTAAGCGTGTTGAGTATATAGTCTACTAAGGTCGATTCATCTTCGTTTTCAACAAACTGGTTTATGTATTTATTTCTTATTAATACCTGATTGTTTCGTTGAAAGTCAGTCAAGTTGAAATTGCTGAGAAAGAACTTATATAATACTTCCGGCGTGCGTATCAGCCGGTCTTTAATCTGAAAGTAAATATTATATAAGTCCGACTTTGAGAAAGGCAAATTGTTGTATGGGTTTTTTACTGGCAAGGGTTCGGATATGAAATAGGGGGAATTACATACAGAGGTTTCTACTATCTTGTTCAGATCGGTAATACTGAATAAATACCGACAATTATGTTGAAATATAGTAATGACATTGCGCTGTTGTTGGTTCAAATCATTCAAGTATAAATCGGTCTGCATAATAATAGGTGCTCGCTTTAATTTAAATAAATATGCGAACTTACACAATGCAGAGTAGTGCCGTTGGCTAAGAATATGCATCATACGAACGTGTTTCTTAACGTCATCGGAAATGAATGAGAGATGTTCAATCATCTTAAAATGTTCAAACTTGTTCAATCCACCCGGGTTTATTTCTCTTCCGTCACCGCGCAGTTGAAAGATCATATTTTGAATTAAATTACAACTAAATGGGTGCCCAAATCGTTTCATTGTATTGTTTATATCTAATGCCATATAAGCAGACCGATTGTTTATACTTAGGTTGGTTAGGTCAAAATGATACTGTTCATCGGTTGACGAATTGAGCTTGTGTACAATATACGAGAAAGTATTCATTGTTGTAGGGTTATTTTATAGTATCATAATTAGATACATTACAATCAATTTTTCCAAGAGATAAATGCGTATGAAAAAATCTTACGCATTTACTAAATAGTTATCTATATTTACATTTATTCGGTAGCATCCGTTTTAGTATCTGCCAACACTTCATCGCGCAACTGAGCAGCATCAACGACTGCATCTCTGCTATCAAAATCTACTGTTTCTTTTACACCAATCAGATTTCCTTCTCCGTCCATAGTCTGCGTAAGAACGTTACCGCTCTTAGTTGCCTTTTCAATGTTCTCCATAATTGCCTTCTTCTTCGTCTCGCGGATACGCTCCTCAAATTCCTTCTTCGCCATCTCCTCGTTCTTCAGTTTTTCTTTGTGCAATGCATTTAGCTGTTCCTCCAAATGTTCAACACGTCCTGTCTTGTATGCATCGGGGTCCCACGGAACCCACACTCCAACTGGCCCAACATAAATATCGTGGTTCGGGTCGTGTTCACGCATTTTCTTACATCTCTCTTCTGCCTCGTCCTGAGTAGAGTATACTCCTCTAACTTTTAGACCACGCACGGAGGTTTGAAACGCGTGTTCTCGGTTAAACGTTTCATTTAGCTTATCTTCTTGCTTATCTAAGAAATTCTTATAATCGTCCTCAATACCACTTTTCTTCAATTTATCGGACTCTTCCTTAACAAATTCATTGAAATCGTTAATCAGGGTCTCCGCCTTTAAGCTATACTTATATGCAATGAAATGAATAAACTCAAAGTACCTCTCCATTGATTTAGAGAATTCCCAATTCTTAATAAATTGATTAAACAAATATACCTCGCGCTTCTTCAAAATCTTGTCAGGTGAGACAAACGACATACACGCGAACTTTTGTCCTGCAATGGGAGGATCCTCGTCACATAGGTCAACGTATTTAGTGTTCTTCGTTCCATCGGGGTTTTGCTTCTTCTCAAACGTAGACATTTAGCAGTATAAATGATATACGAACCTTTATTTAAGTGTTTTATTTAGAATATATTTTACGGCAACACCCCCCGTATTTATTTAGCATATAATTAATTGGTAAGGTAAATTTTTTTGTTCTAATATAATATAACAATCACAATGCTTGATTTGAACGATTTAGTTAAACGCGCGATTAAATACCTCATTGAAGGTTTAGTCGTTGCCCTTGCCGCCTTTGCTATCCCCAAGAAACAGCTTAATGTTGAGGAGATCGTAATCATCGCCCTGACTGCTGCTGCTACGTTTAGCATTCTTGATGTGTTCATTCCTTCTATGGGAGTGAATGCTCGTGGTGGTGCCGGTTTCGGTATCGGTGCCAATCTAGTGGGCGGTTTAAAGATGGTGGCGTAAATGTCGCATTATAGTATTTCTTATATTTGATTATAGTTAAATAATAATAATCAAATAATAATCATATTCCTCTTTTCTATGCATCATAGTATGGATTATCGCGGATTTTCATTCCACAATACTCCTGAGGTTTCTTCTTGTAATCAACTGGGTCGTGTATACCCGCGTCTTTTGCATTTTCTAGTAAAAATTTGAAATTTGCCCAAAATTCACTCTTATGCCCGATTGACTTTGTCATTATATGTGCTAGTTCATGAATGGCTACAAACAAGAGCGTATTCTCATCAATTAAGTTATTATTGTCCGCTTTTTGCTGATTTAAACAAAATGCAACCTTCTCGCCTTTGTTCTCGCTATATGCAGTAAATGTGCTCGTGGGTAACGTCTCCATTACCTTGGCGGGGTTAAATCCGGATACTAGTTGACGAACGTCCTGATTATCATTATGGTTCTCGTCCATATATTTGACCAATTCTTTACATTTTGTGGTAACATTGGCTAATAAATCGGCGGCTTCGGCAATGCGTTTACGGTCGCGTACACAATACTTATTTCCGTCTACGGTAGATACGATACACTTCAATTGAAAACTATCGGCATTATCGTAATAGGTGTATCCACATATCGCCAATATCAGTACGATTATAACATATCCTAAAACATCTCCTTTTTCCATACGTCTTCTTATATAATATTTGCGATTTATTATTATTGCGAATATTATAAATGGTATATTGTCATTACAATCTATTAATTACGGCCCAATTCAAGGGGGACACGTCCCATGTCGGCCTCTATCGTGCTTTGGTTCCACGGTCCAACGTCAGCCTTTGCGATAACGGGATCAGAACGCAATTGCATATTTGCATTACGCAAAGACTGGCCAATAGTATCTAAGCCAATATGGTATCCGGCTTGGAGTAAATCGGGCATCATTACGTCACCTCCCTTAATAGAAGAAGGGTTTAGTTCGGTCCACTGAATATTTCCATCGGCAGGTAGCAACTCCTTGGGGTTAGCAACGGGTTGAAGAGCATATCCAGCTTGGGCGCCAGAATAACCAGCAGTGGCGGAGTTATCTGCACTACCAGGAGCAGCAACTTCACTTGCGGCCGGCGGGGCATCAATCGCTGTTTGTGTGGAACCTCCCTCCATATTGTCCTTAAAACTATACTTCTCGCCAGAATAGCTTAAAAGACCCCACATTAATACAAAACATATGATAACCACTAGAACGAACTCCTTGGTAAAGAATTTGGCAAGACCACTTTGAATTTCCTTAAACATTTTCGTTTATATAAACGGCTGACAAAATTTTTTATATCAAAATGTATTAAATGTACTAAATATATCTGGGCCAATCTACTTTGTTTGGTATAACTATTCGTCTTCCTCTTCGTTCTCTAAATCACTGTCTAAATCACTGTCTTCACTGTCACCGATATCCTCCAACATGTACTTATTTTTGATATTCTTTGCTTCTAAATATGACGCCACTGCCAAATCACGGGCGTATTTTGCCTTTTGTCTTGCTTCTCTGTACATCTCATAATAAACGTCATTTCGGTTCTTCAATGTAATTTGGTCGTTTTCGGGTAATTCATCTAAATGAAAGACTATCTCTTCTAGTTCGTCTGATCCATTGTCTCTACCCTTTTCTTCCAATTCATTCTTTTCTTCTACTCCTTTCATCTTTTCTTCGTCTTCGCGCTTTTCTTCTACTCCTTCATTCATTACCTTCTCCATTCTAGCGTTGTTTGCAATGTCTACGGAAACCGACGGTTTCGCAGTATTTACAAATATTCCTAAATCCGGGGGGTTTTCTGTCGGGTTTTGTTCTTCTACCAATAATTCTTCCGCTTCCTCTATATAGTCGTGTTCATTGGATTGAGTTGCCGGTGCAAGGATATCCTTCTTTGTGGGATTAGATTGCGGCTTAAAGAGACATTTATCAAACAGATTGACCGGTTTTAATACCATCGCCTGCTTCACTTCCATATCAATTTGAAAGCTACGTGCGGAACAGCGGATACCTTGGACTTCAATTATTGTCATTAACTGAGACGTGCTCGTTATGGCACTATATTCTACCTCGTCGCCATCTTCGTTGTATATTTTTAGTTTCGGCTTATCTAATATGGTCTGAATATTTGTACGGATTGTATAGAATTTACCGGATTTAAACAATTTAATGGGAGATGTGAAATAGTTCTCTACGTCGTGTAATTCCATTTCGTTATCAAACCATTTTTGTCTGTTTTCAAAGATATATTTGTGACAATGTGTTTCTAGGTTCTCTATCCATCTAATAAAATGTTCATTTTCATTAGTAAACATTAGGTCACAATAATATTTCTTTCCTACTTTCACTATACCTTGCTTACTGATACACGCGGGGGGTTGTACGTATACATGATTACCATTTTTTACTAAAAACTTAATGAAATGATTACCACCTTGGACCGGAATAGGTTTTGTCAGTTCCATTTTGCTAAAATCAAAGGTATCAAACTCGGCATTCGTACTGTATATGTTCTCCATTATACATTATAATCAGGTCTCTTTATTCCTATTTTTCGGCAAAACATTCGTTTAACTGAATACGTTTGTTTCTGGCGATTTAGTAGTAAATATGTTTGTAAAGCGTCGCATGGAGGGGTATGCTGGATTTTTACAGAATGAAAATATTAAAAACAATATTAGTGAAATCCTTAAACTAGTCAGCGAGACGATTTACAGTGAACTCAATGTCTATATTTGGATCATTTGTTTTTATAACATCTTTTTAGCGTTGATTATTTTAGCGAATTTATATTTGATGTTGAAACTTTTCAATAAATTGTCAAAAGTGACGTATTTAGAGAAATAATATGTGTTGTTATAATATATCATGGCTGGTAAAAGTAAGTCTAATAATAAAAAACGCGCGGTTAAAGGTTCTATGCGTATGAAGAGAAGAGGATCTAAGGTGATGCGAGGCGGGGAGACCACCGGTGAATGGGGCTCTGCTGTGTATGGGGGGTCCAATTCTCAGCATGCTTTACCAGGGTCTAATGTTATTCAAATGAACAACCCATATGCTGCTGTGGTAGGACAAGCCGGAGGAAACAAATGTAATATGCGCGGGGGGGAGCAGGAGGAGGCGGGCGAGGGGGAGGGTTTATTTGGCAATGTGATGGAGCGCGTATCCAACGTGTTCGGACAACAACGCTCAATAGAAGAACTCAAAGCTGAACACGCTCGGGTACTAAGCGAGAGGGACGTCCTTTCTGAAGGCAGTGCCGAATGGATCGCACTTGATGAGACGCAAGCTAAATTAGCAGGAGAAATAAAAGATATGGAAGAAGCAGCAGCACCGGCAGAAGAAGCAGCAGCACCGGCAGAAGAAGCAGCAGCACCGGCAGAAGAAGTAAAAGTACCAGAAGAAGTAAAAGTACCAGTAGTTGGAGGAAGCAGAAAAAGACGTTCCGCCAAGGGTGGAAAGTCCCCAAAGAAGGGTAAGTCTGCCAAGAAAATGAGAAATAAGCGTCGTTAAACCATTGAATAATGGACCTGTGCAGCGGGTGTAATTATTTAATAATACGACCCAGAATTTGTGCGGATTACAATGTTCAAATATAGAAATAAAATCTATCTATATGATATAATATGTCAGACTGGACAATTCACGTCACACGACACTACAAGACCCAAAGGGCGAAGAACCCAAAATATATGTTCAAGCACGCATTGAAAGATGCTGCTAAGACGTATAAGAAGGGAGGAAAGCCCGACGCAGCACAACCAAAGAAGAAACCGAAAGGGAAAACCATGAAGAACCAAAAGAGAAAGTAAACAAACAGATTTAGAGAAATATTCCCTATTATACATAATAAACATTATGAATAATAATGCGTCAGATGAGAACACGTTGATAATACAAAATCAACCTATAACAAAGGCCCAATTAATCAACGATGTACAACGCTGGGTTCTCGCTGATACTCAATTGAAACAATTAAATGAAAAGGTAAAACAG